AAGACGATTCGGCAACGGATCAAAGAGGAGGGCTTTAGGCCCTCAGGAGATCTGAAAAATATTTCAGATATAAGAAGGTTTTCCTTCTTCATACCACTATTAAATAGTGTAGGAGACGTTAAGTCTCCATGGAATATGGCCAAAGTGGCCATGCTCTCACAAACGAGGGCAGCGGGTGTGCCACCGCCCGCAGTGAAACGCTTAGCCATCGCTAAGTGGATGGCGACGGTAACCACACCGTCGAACAGTGATCTTGCAGAATCACTAAAGCCCGCGTTGCAGCAGGCCGTCGACGACTTCTATGATGAAGCCGTAAAAGGTGTTCCTGAGGAACAGCTTGAAATCTTCTTTAGAAGATGTATGAAATCATCCAAGATTTCACTTTCCGATTCAGCTGAGCTGAACGTGACCGTCGCTGACGGCGGAAAATTAGAAGCAGCGCGAAGGGCGCTGCAAATCGCCATGAACGATGGCGTCAAGGAAATAGACCTTGAGACCGGTGAGTACACCGGAAAGAATATCATCTACTCAGATGGTATAGGTGAGATGTTATTCCACCAGACCCTCAACAAATGGAAAGAGGGTCCTTACAAGGACGGAAAAATGGACGTCCGAGTCACCGCAGTTCCAGAACTGGGTAAATACCGTGTAATCACGGTGTCATCGTTGGATCATGCGATCCTGTTACACCCATTGTCACATATGACATTGGAGTTCTTTGGCGCCTATGCGCCAACAGCAGCTGGAGTAAAATCCAGCAACCAGGCCTGGGAATTTTTCCGCAGGCTGAGTGGTTCGAACCCCAAAGCAGGGTTCATATTTGATGACAAACAGGAAAAGTATGTCATGTCGACCGACTGGTCGGAGGCCACAGATCATGTGGACCACTATATCGCAAGAGTGATATTAGGAAGATTTTTCTTCCGATTTGGCTTACCAAAATGGTATGCAAAGATGTGCATGTTTGCACTAACCGGACCACGAATGGTCCGTGACCCATTAGATAATAATGGGAAACCATGGCTCACAAAGAGAGCCGTATTGATGGGTGATCCAGGTACGAAGACCCTGCTCACCATGTACCACCCAGTGGCACATCAGTTAGCTCGTAGAGCTATTCAGTCTCTGCAACAGGCAGAGAAGGATGAATAATCCATCAGAGGATTTCTGTGTTTATAGGCCGATTGGGATGACGTTCGGGAGGAGAGAATCCCCACTACTAATCAGCCAAACCACGACTCCCAAACCTGCAATAAGACTCAATGTCAGAGCAGCAGGAGGCGTAAAGCCAAAGTCCCAGCGG